TGTCTCAGGTAGCTCTCCAGAAGAGATCGTTGCGTAGCGACCTTCTAAGGCACCTTTAAGTAGACCTTGATTGTCTAACATACGCATAAATGTATCGCCACCTTCAACTAGATTTTCTAATATAATAGTAGCATTTGATTGTTTGATGTAATCTAAAAAGTACGTGTCATCATACTTGATTGGAATTATTTGTATTGTATTGTCAGGCAGTGTTTTGAGATATTCTACTGAGTAGTATCTTTCTTCACGGATGTCACAGACATCACGTATTGTGCTATCCTTGTGTACGTAGACTTTCATTGACTAGATTCATATGCAACGCAACCAATACAGCATAACTGACTGCATGTGCTTTTTTAAAATAGTAACTACCGTCATCTGGTACTGTCCAAATGTCTTTACTGATTTCGTTCCAGTCTTTACCTAACAAGTGTCTTTTGCCAGGACGTATTAGTGCTAAGAACATAGCCATTCTTGGAATTGAATTTACTTCCATATCTTTAATCAAATCATAATGATTACCAATATGTATAATCTTTTCTACAAAGTCCTTATCTTTTAATAATCCCCAATCAGGTTCTTGTGCTAACAATTGATCATACTGTGTTTGATCTTTAATTAACTTGTAAACATTAACATTAAGAAAGTCAATTTTAACATATCCTCGTTCAGTTGCTGTTTCATAGTCTATACTTGCACAGTCATTGATTGGATCATAGGGAACTTCTGTTACATACACACCAGAGTTATGTTTACGCACACCATCTTTGTGTTCTTGTCGTGCAGACACATGTTTGATATGTTTTAATATATCTTCTCTATCTGCAAAATCTATATCTATGTCTGCATCAAACTTCATTACCAACCTGCCTGTTTTAACATTTCTTTAACATACTCTGTATCACCTGGATAGTCTTTTAGTTTTTTAGCCCATCGTTCTGGATCAATAAATTCATATACTATCTCTAACTGCTCTTGGCTTAGATTTTCTAAAAATTCATGCCCCGAATCACAATTAAAAATAGTCCATCCTGTTACACGACCTGTTGTAATAAAATGACATATCTTATTTGAATTACCATAACGTAAAAAGTCGTCTGTTGGATTAGTTGTATCATATGCCCAAGCAACTCCTGTTTCTAATGCACGAGCCATTGCATCTGTTGCTGGTTCTCTATATACCCAGTCACCTAAAAACTCTGCATACAGTTTATCACTGCCCCAATGATCAATACGTTTGTTATTTTTTAATAACCAATCAGCAAAACGTTCTGCATTAACTACTCTTGCATTAACACAATAGTGACCAAACTTGATAAATGCTTTATAGTATGCTGATGTTGCAAAGTCATCAAACGTTTTTTGCTTTGCTGAACCTTGTGTCATTTCATAAAAGCGTAGAAAGTTAGTAAAGCCTATACGACTTGCTGGTGAATCTTTGTCTTGAAAACGTTTCTTTTGTTCACAGACGTGGACGCTTAGAGTATTCTCTCTAGCAAATTCTCGCTCACAAAACTTACACTTATAAGTCTGCTTTAATTCGTTTGTCGTCCCAGCCATGTTCTTTTGCCAACTCTTTAAGTTCTTTTGGTTTTAATAATGATAACAGTAAGTCCATTTCATCTGATTTCATGTTAGGATATAGTTCACTAACAAATTTCCTTACTTTACTTGATGGTGCTTTGCCTTCTTTCTTTTTAGCCGCTAACCAATAGTGAAACTGTTTGCCCATACTTGGACTAACTGCTGTACACATTAACCATTGTAGTTTTGTATGTTTGTTTAAATCAAAGAAGTGCTTGTTGACATACTTATTAGTTGCCATTAAATAGTATGCTTGTAGATCTCCGTTACCACCTACACTTGCACCATAACGCAACATCAAATATGTTGAAAACTTTTTCTTTTGTTCATCAGTAAATTTATCATAGTAGTCTCTGTCTTTACGATCAAAGGCCGCCATTTCATTACCAATGTATAGTGGATCCGTATTTGCCATTACACTACCATATGATATTGTACAACTTCACAGTTACGTGAAATATCTTTTACAAAATATATACAGTCAGGTTCTTTTTCATCACCCAACGGTATGGTTAACATCTGCCCGTTCTTAAGTTTCGGACAGTACCAGTTAACATCATTATAGACATCTACAATCTCAATGTCAAGAAAGGTTCCTCTAAATCCTGTTAGTGGATTAAACTGAAACGCTTTAAATCCTCTGTCGTTGATTGCAGTCAATGGTAATACTTCTAAGTTTCCGCAGTCTGGTTCACCAATTAATATTTGCCAATCTACAGGCATCTTAATTTCATGCTCGCCTATACGCAATACTAATGCAGGTGAGTTGAATGATTCTAAAAAGATTAAAGGAATCCAATGATGATCAGGATTAGCCGGGTCTGAATTATCTAATACTGAAAAACGCATGTCTTCTACTTCTTCAGGTAGTGTGTCTAATTCATATCTAATGTTGTCTAGTGTTAATATTCTCATATAGTTATTATACTGTCCTCATTGATGATTGTCAACTTATCCTTGCCAATCTGTTTTTTCTATAGTAAATGGATAGTTTGCTTCTCGATAAAATTGTTTACGTTTAGTTAAATGTCTTTTAGCAAATTTGCATGTGGATGTTATATCCCAGATTTGAACAAAATCTTTATCTTCAGCTTTTCTGATACCTCTACCGATTGACTGGATAACTCTGACGAAGCTCTTGCCAGGCTCGACGAGGATGAGGTTGAAAATTCTAGGTATATTAATGCCCACAGCGGCCACGCCATAAGTAGCAATAATAACCTTACCGTCCATAGTTGCAATTTCGTCATATTCGTCTTTCCTTGCTTGTGCTTTAGTTGCACCTGATACAAAAACTGAGTCAGGTATCTGTTCACTAAGAGCTTTACCTGGTGCTATCCTATCTACCAGCACCAAAGTATTTCCACTTTCTTTAATTGTTTCAATTAAGCTAGCAACATATTTGACTCTCTTTTCTGTTTCTAACAAATATTTTAGTTCATCTTGATATGATTTGTATTCAACATGATCAACTAGCTGTACTACATTAACATGACATTGAGCTAATACACCCTCTTGTTGTAATTCATTTGCACTTAGTCTGCCTATAACATCACCTAGGCTACACTTTAAACTCATAAACTCATATTCTTCTTTTGGCACTGTGCCTGTTAGTCCCCAACGAATAGGTATTTCACTCATTGGGCCCGTTAGCAAAGTCCTTAACGCATCTGCTTTGGCCATGTGTACTTCATCTACCATGATGCAGACAACACCTTCAATAAACTCATCTATTGTGATGTCAATATCTTTAGCACGAGTTTTTTTCATCATGATGTTTAAGCTCTGCCAAGTACAAATAGTATGTGTCTTGCCAAACTCTTTACGATCGCCAAAGAACACTCCTACATCTAATCCCATATTGATATAGTCAGCTTCTGTTTGTGTAACTAACGATTTGTTTGGAACAATAACTATTGTACGTCCATGTGCTTCACACCTATGACTTAGCACTGCTGTGATTAATGTTTTGCCTGCACCTGTTGCTACTTCTTGTATGCACTGTGGATTTTCTAAAAACTTGTTAACCACTTCAACCTGATAGTCACGTAGCATTATTGGTTCGCCTTCAACAGGATGATTTGGAGGCCATACATAATCACTATAACTATCTTCTTGGACTCTTTCAAATCCATAATCAGTTGAATAGTCACGAATATCTTCTACTTCAATATTGTAGTGCTGTTCTTCTAGCACAGGAATAATGTCTGGAAGTAGATTAACAAATGAACTTCCACCGAGTTGAAAGAATCCAACTTTGCCGTCCCACCTACCTAATCTAACAGCAGGCATATAACGAGCACCAGGAACTTCATACTTAAATTTATTAGTCAGTGTTTTACGAGCATCAAGTTCTAGTCCTTCAATCTTGATGTTTACTTCATCACGTACTATGATTTTACAATTTCGCATATAGTTATTATATAGTATAAAAGGTGAAAGGCACACTAATTTGGTAATGTGCCTTTCGATAGTCAGTTAGAAAGATGTTAGGAGCGATACTAACTGACTAAAAACTAAGCCGCTCTGCGTTTCATACAAGTTACTTCGGCCATTGCTCTCCAGTTTGATTGTGACACTTTTCTAAGATCAGCAACCTTAAGTGCCATACGCAGACTTACTTCGTTTAACTTTTCACAGTTGTCTGTTAAGAAATCTAATATTTCTTCTTGCTGGTGTCCATTTAGATCATAGTCTTGAAACAGAGCACCTGTACCAGCAATTTGTTTAATACGCAATAGTTTATCACGCATTGTGTCTAGTGTAAGATCCAAGTAGTGACATCTTGATTGAACAGCCTGTAAGTGATCCTGTAACTTTTTACTTCTAATATTATCAAACTTAACATTAGTAATAAAAATTGCTGAACCTTTAAAATCAAATGTTTCAGGTACACCTTCATTGCGTAGTTTATATGAATCAGTGTTCCAACAAATTCTACGAGTCTTCTTTGAATCAAGTGCCGCTTTGATAATGTTTAGTGATAGTTCATCTTGTAAAACTGAATCACAATCATCAAACACCAGGACATTATCTTTTTCTTTGTAGTTAAAAAGTTTAGTATATAAACCAATAGCTGACATAGCACCTTTAACTACATCAAAAGGTTTAGGACGACTAGCTAGTTGAGTCATTAAACTAGCTTTTTCAAGTTGCTGTTCAACACCATATGACTTACCTACCCCTGGAGGGCCTACTACGATCATAGCTCTAACATCACCGTTGATGCAGGCTTTAGTCATATCGTCTAGAATATTGAATCTTTGTTGAATACGCTCAATGATTTGAGCATCTGTTTCTTTTTTAAATTTTATTGCTGTTGACATACTCGCTCCTTAATATGTTTATTTGCTTTCCTAACTTTATTATTATATGACCAACTGAATTAATTGTCAACCGTTTTTACCACTTTTTGTTTAATTAATTCATATACGTCTTCTAGGTCATGATCATCAACATTGATTCCTAACATAATCAGCTGTTTTTGCAAATTGTTTATAGTGCTTATGGACAAGTCATCTACCTTTGCCCATAAGTTTTGATCTGTATACTCTTGATAGTCCATCACGTTACCACCAACTGCTGTAAAAGACTTTCATACCTTTGGATATTGCTTCTAAGGCATCTTTAACAAAGAACTTGT